ACGGTATAAAGTATCCTGCTAACGACCACATGGGAGCTTTTGGGTGTGATAGCTACGATATATCTGGAACGGTAGATGGTAGGGGTTCTAATGGAGCTTTGCATGGGTTAACGAAGTTTAGCATGGACGACCACCCCGTAAATACATTCTTTTTAGAATACGTTGCAAGACCACAAACGGCAGACATATTTTTTGAAGATGTTTTAATGGCATTAGTTTTTTATGGGATGCCAATGTTAGCGGAAAATAACAAAGCTAGATTGCTTTATCACATAAAGAAAAGAGGGTATAGAGGTTACTCTATGAATCGACCTGACAAGCTGTCAAGTAAACTATCTAACACAGAGAAAGAGATAGGTGGAATACCTAACAACAGTGAGGATATTAAACAAGCACACGCAGCTGCAATAGAATCATTTATAGATAGCCACGTAGGCAATGTAAATGAAGATGGTTGTAAAAACAAAGCACCATTTAATAGAATGTTAAGAGATTGGGCGGGCTTTGACATTAATAAACGAACAAAATTTGATGCTGCCATTAGTTCTGGGCTAGCGATAATGGCTTGCAATAAAAACAAGTACAGTCCTGCAACAGAACGGACAACGAAAACGGCAGACTTTAAGTTTAAAAAATATAGAAATAACGGAACACGCTCTAAAATAATTAATTAATGGGTATTGGTAAACAAGTAGCAACAACAGCAAACTTTCCTAGTCACGCTGTACTTCAAGAGGTAAAGGAAAGCCCTGAGTATGGCAAGCAGGTAGGTAGGGCTATTGAGAACGAGTGGTTTTCAAAGCAAAACAATGGGTATAAGTTTTTTAACCAAAGAACTAGCTTTAACGAACTTCGGCTTTATGCAAGAGGAGAGCAATCTGTTGATAAATACAAAGACTATATGTCTACTAACGGAGACAACTCTTATCTAAATTTAGATTGGAAACCAGTACCTATCATTCCGAAGTTTGTAGATATTGTTGTAAACGGCATATCCGAAAGACCTTACCAAATTACTTGCTACTCCCAAGACCCTACGTCAATGGAGAAAAGGACAGCGTATATCGAGGGTATGATTTCCGATATGAGAAACAAAGAGTTGTTTAATAGCATACAAGGAGATTTGGGAATTAATATGTTCCAAAACGACAAAGATAAAATCCCTGAAACGGAAGACGATTTGTCTTTACATATGCAGTTAGATTACAAGGAGTCTATCGAAATTGCAGAAGAAGAAGCTATCAGCAATGTATTAGCTTTAAATAAATACGATTGGTTAAAAAGACGATTGGATTACGACTTAACCGTTTTAGGAATAGCAGCAGCCGAGCATACGTTTAACACAGCAGAGGGTATTGTAATTAAATACGTAGACCCTTCTGACATGGTTTACTCTTATTCTGAGTCACCTTACTTTGATGACATATACTATCAAGGAGTTATTAGCAAGATGTCTATATCAGAACTTAAAAAGAATTACCCTCACCTTTCGTTAGAAGATATTGAGGAAATTGAAGGTCAAAGTTCTGGAAACACATTAGGAAGTAGCAATAGAGATAGGATGCCTGACTTAGAAGATGGGTATGTGTATATAATGCGTTACTACTATAAAACATTTTGCGACCAAGTATATAAGGTAAAGGAAACTCCTCAAGGTGGATTAAAAGATATTAAGAAAGACGATAGTTTTAACCCTCCAGAGAGCAAAGACTCAAGATTTGAGAAAGTATCTAGGAGTATTGAAGTGCTTTACGAAGGGGCAAAGATTGTAGGGCATGACGTTATGCTAGAGTGGAGAATGGCTGAAAATATGACGAAGCCTAAGTCTGACATAACAAAAGTTCACTTTCCTTTAAGAATAGTTGCTCCAAGAATGTTTAGAGGGCAAGCCGAGTCTTTAGTTGGAAGGATGATGAGTTTTGCTGATTCAATTCAGATTATTCACTTAAAGCTACAACAAGTATTAGCTAAGTTACTGCCTGACGGAGTGTTCTTAGATGCAGATGGGTTTAGTAATGTGAATTTAGGAGAAGGTACAAGCTATGACCCTCAAGAAGCTCTTAATATGTTCCTTCAAACGGGTTCTGTTATTGGTAGCAGCTTAACGGCAGAAGGGGAGTTTAACAACGCTAAAATACCAATTCAAGAAATCAATCATAGTGGCGGTAACGCGAAGATTAGTGCTTTGATTGCATCGTACAATATGTATATGCAAATGATTCGTGATGTAACGGGATTAAACGAAGCAAGAGACGGTAGCACACCTTCTAAAGATGCACTTGTTGGGGTTCAGAAATTAGCCGCAGCAAATAGTAATACAGCTACAAGACACATTGTAGATGCAGGAACTTACCTTACTCTTTGTATTGCAGAGGGTATATCTCTAAGAATATCTGACATACTTGAATATTCCAACACAAGAGAATCGTTTATCAACTCGCTAGGTAAATTCAATGTGGCTACATTAACAGAGGTTCGGGAATTAAATAACCACGACTTCGGTATTTACATATCACTAGCACCTGACGAAGAAGAAAAACAAATTCTTGAAGGCAATATTCAGATGGCTTTACAAAAGGAGCAAATAGGTCTTGAAGATGCAATCGACATTAGAAACGTAAACAACTTAAAGTTAGCAAATCAATTACTAAAAGTTAGACGTAGAATCAAAGAAGAGAAGGATAATGCTAGACAAATGCAGAACATTCAAGCACAAGCAAATGCTAATGCTGAAGCATCTGAAAGAAAGGCTGCTGCTGAAATGCAGAAAGAACAAGCTATCGCTCAAACTAAAGGTCAGTTAGAGCAAATCAAATCTCAACTTAAAATACAAGAGCTAGATAGAGAGAAAGAATTAAAGAAAGAACTTATGTATTATGAGTTTATACTTAATAAAGAACTAAAAGAGTTAGAAAATGGTGTAATAAACAAGAAGGAAGCCTATAAGGAAGATAGAAAAGACAAGCGAACTAAATTGCAAGCGGGTCAACAAAGCGAACTAATAGAGCAACGACAAAGAGGCACACCACCGAAAGACTTTGAATCATCTGGGAATGATGTTATGGGTGGAATAGGAATGGAAGGCTTTGAGCCAAGATAAACAATTCAATACAATTAAATACAATATATTATAATGAGTAAACTAGGAGATACAGGGTCAATTTCGATACCTAAAAAAGAAAAGAAAGCACCAGTAGTTGCAGAAACGCCAACAGAAGCCAAAGCAGTAGATACTGAAGCACCGAAAGAGGTGAAAGCTAAAGTTAAACCTTATGATAGGGAAACAAACACTGATAGCTTTAAAGTTAAAGCAAAGGTAAAACCCAATGAAGTAAAAGATAGCGTTGAAAAACCTGCTGAAGAAGTTGAAGAAAAAGAGATAGACGATAGCGTTGTTGAGTTAATTGAGGATGCTAAGGAAATTGAGGACTCTAAGGAAACTGAGGAAGGCGTAGAAGAGGCTATTGAGTTAGAAGCTAAAGAAACAACAAAAGAAGTTGTTGAGCAAAAGGCAGAAGAGCCAAAAGCTGAGTTGCCAGAAGGTCTTGATAGTATGGTTAAATTCATGCAAGAGACGGGTGGTTCAATAGAGGACTACGTTAGGTTAAACGCAGACTACTCTAATTCAAGCGACGAGCAACTATTAAAAGAATACTACAAGAGAACGCAACCACATTATGACGCAGATGACATTGCCTTTAAAATTGAGGAGATGTCTTATGACGAAGATTTGGATGACGATAAAGATATTAGACGTAAGAAATTACAATTAAAAGAGGAAGTAAGTAAAGCGAAAAAGCATCTCGAAGGGATGAAGGATGATTATTACAAGGAGGTTAAGTTAAGCTCTAAGTTAAATCCAGAACAGAAAGAAGCAGTTGAGTTTTACAATTCACATAAGGAAGATTTGAAGATTTCCGAAGCAAGAAGAAATGACTTTTCCGAAAAGACGGATAGCTTGTTAAATAACGAGTTCAAAGGTTTTGAATTTGAAATAAACAAGAAAAAATACCGACATAACGTAAAAGACGTTTCTAACGTTAAGAAAGCACAGAGCGACATTACAAACATTCTAGGGAAATACTTTGACGAGCAGTCAGGTAATCTAAAAGACCCTTCAGGCTATCATAAAGCCTTGTATGCCGCAGCAAACGCAGACTTAATAGCAGAGCAGTTTCTTAATCAAGGAAGAGCAGAAGCCTTAAAAGAGGTAGATAGCAACGCTAAAAATATACAAATGAACGGGCGTAAAGACCACAGTTCAAGTATAAAGACTAAAGGAATTACGGTAAAAACGGCAAGGGGAGATGATTCCAATAAGTTAAAAATAAAATTTAAACCACCAAGCAATAAATAAAACGCTTGGTATAAAATTACAAAATTATGCCAGATGCTACTTTTGGAACACCAGCAGAGTTAGTTCCAAGTTACAAACAAACAATCCTGCAAAGCAATTACATTGACTTTACAGATGCAGCACACGAACAGTGGGCGCAAGAAAATATGCCCGACATCTATGAAGATGAGGTAGAGAGATACGGAAATCGTACTTTATCGGGGTTTTTAGAAATGATGG